CTGGCTAAGACAGGTGATGCCGAGAAGCGTATGCTCTTGTGTGAGTGGGGCTTGAAGATCAAGAATGAGAAAGCTCATGGCGCTGTCTATGACTTGAACTCAACAATTCAGACCTAATCTGAAGACAAAGGGGTGGGCTAATAACCCACCCTTTTTTTATTTATGCACACCAAACTTTTTGACATTAATACTGAAACTGGCACTCGCAAGATGTGGCATTACGATGCCGAAAAAGATGAGGCCACTATTGAAACCATTATTGATGCGACTCAAATAGTCACAGACAATAAAGAGAGATTTAATTCTTTTGATGAGAAGGCTAATTGGAAGGGTGATATGCACCATGTCGCATCCATTCCAATGGCATTGTTTTATCAAATGAAAGCTGAAGGAAAACTTGATGACCAAGCTTACATGAAGCGTTGGCTCAACGATCCTGACAATCGTGCATTTCGCACAAGACCTGGAGAAGTTTAATGGATAGTAAGACCATTGGAATTTTGGTTCCAACACGGGATTTTGTTAATTCTGGATTTGCTTTTGATCTGGCTAGATTAGTCGGATTTACTGTAGGTACAACAAATCATAAAGTAGTTATTTACACTAGTTCTGGCACTTTATTGTCAGCACAACGTCAAGATTTGGCTAGGGATGCTATTGCGGCTGAATGTACGCATACCCTATGGCTAGATAGCGATATGCGGTTTCCAAAGGATGCCCTGATTCGCCTATTAAAGCATGATACTGGTATTGTCTGTGGAAACTATGCCAAGCGTAGATTCCCCACAGAGCCAATTGCGGTGAAAAAAAATACCCCAGATATGGATGCAACTTTTATCAATCGGGTATATACTGACGATGAATCAACAGGACTTGTTGATGTAGACTACTGCGGAATGGGCGTAATGCTTGTCAAATCCGAAGTGTACAAGTCTATGGAATATCCTTGGTTTGCTATTCCTTGGGTTCCCGCTGCGGAAGACTACATTGGTGAAGATGTATGGTTTTGCCGTAGAGCCGCCCAAAACGGGCATAAAACTTATGTGGACCAAGATCTTTCAAAAGAGATCTTCCATATTGGAACATTTGAGTTCAAACATGAGCATACACTAGCGTGTAGGGATGTAGAAAATGGCACTTGATACTTTTGCAGGACTTAAAGCTACGATAGCAGATTATCTTAATCGGGATGATCTGACTTCTGTTATTCCAGGCTTTATTACGCTTGCAGAAGCTAAGTTTAATCGTAAGTTGCGTGTAAGACAAATGGTTAAAAGGGCTACGGCTACTTTGGATACTCAGTATTTTGCCTTTCCATCTGACTTCTTACAGGCCAAAGAATTCCAACTTAATACCAATCCGATTACTTATTTGCAGTATGTCACTCAAAATCAAGGTGATTATGGGTCTGCTAATAGTTACATCGCTACTGGAAAGCCTCAGTTTTACACAATTATTGGGACTCAAATTGAAGTGATCCCAACTCCTGATACTGGTTATACGGGTGAACTTACTTATTATGGTAAGATTACTGCGCTAAGTGATTCAAACACAAGCAACTGGCTTCTGGCCTATGCCCCAGACTTGTACTTATATGGTGCGCTTTTAGAAGCAACTCCATATTTAAAAGATGATGAGCGTCTTGCTGTTTGGAGTACTCTATACACAAACTCTCTAGGCGACATTGAGGTGGCAGATCAAAGGGCGTCTGTTTCTTCAACTCCGATTGTTCGTGCCCGATCTTTGGGGTAAAAAATGGCTGGTTCATTTACAGACTATCTTGAGGACAAGATCCTCAAACACGTATTCACAAATACTGCTTATACATCTCCTACAACTGTTTATGTTGGGTTGTTTACTGCCGCACCTACTGATGCTGGTGGTGGTACAGAACTATCTGGTAGTGGATATGCACGAAAATCTGCCGCATTTACAGTAAGTGGAACAGGAACTCTAGCAACTAATAGTGCGGCTATTGAGTTTGATGCGGCTACTGGTAGTTGGGGAACAATTGTGGCAATTGCTGTATTTGATGCACTAACAACAGGAAATATGCTTGCATGGGCTGACTTGACAACAAGTAAAGCCATTGCAACTGGCGATATTTTACGTATCCCTACTGGTGATCTTGACATTACATTGAGTTAATCATGGCATTAGTACTTGCAGATCGTGTAAAGGAAACTACTACAACGACAGGAACGGGTACTCTTACTCTTGCTGGCGCTGCTACTGGTTTTCAGTCATTTTCAGCCGTTGGAAATGGAAATACAACCTACTATGCAATTAGTTCTAGTAGCGGCTCTCAATGGGAAGTTGGGATTGGGACATATACATCTTCTGGAACAACATTAGCACGAACAACAATCCTTGCATCTTCTAATGCTGGTGCTGCAGTTAATCTTTCTGCAGGTACAAAAGATGTATTTGTAATATATCCAGCAGGTAAATCTGTAAATCTTGATGCTTCTGGAAATGCTACTGCGCTTGGTACAGTTGCTTCTGCAACATTAACAAATGCAACTGGCTTACCAGTTTCTACTGGTATATCTGGGTTAGGTGCGAATGTAGCTACATTTTTAGCAACTCCATCAAGCGCCAACCTTGCTAGTGCCTTAACTGATGAAACTGGTAGTGGATCTGCTGTGTTTGCAACAAGTCCAACACTTGTTACTCCAATACTTGGTACGCCAACATCTGCCACACTAACTAATGCAACTGGATTACCTTTAAGTACTGGTGTAACTGGAACACTTCCTGTTGGCAATGGTGGTACTGGTGCAACTTCTTTAACTGCAAATAATGTTTTGTTAGGTAATGGCACAAGTGCATTACAAGCTATAGCACCTGGAACCTCTGGAAATATACTTACATCAACTGGTACGACATGGGCAAGTCAGGCGGCTAGTGGTGGCGGTATCAGTACTGCAAATACTCAGTCTATTTCAAGTAATCTTTCGTTAACAAGTTCTTCTGCTGGTTTGCAAGTTATTACTTCTGACAAAGATGGTCGGTCTGTAATTCTTCCTAGTGCAACAACTTTGACCATTGGCGCACCAAAGTTTATTATTAACAATGTTGGAAATTTTCAGTTAGGTGTTCGTAATTACGATGGTACATTGCTTGCATCTATTGATGCTAGTGGCACAGCCATCTTAAGTTTGTCTAGCATCGCAACAACTGCTGGCGTATGGGATGTAGATGGTACAGCCTTGCTTGCGGGATTGTGTGTTGGTGAAACTCAATTAGGAACTTTAGGGGATAGTATTTCAGCTTCTGCTACCACAGGATATTCTTTTTCCAAAATATCTGAAACTTTAGCTGTTTATTTTTATTTCAACAACACGACATCAACAGGGTATCTTAGGACTTTTGATTATTCAACTTCTACATTTGGAACTGAATTAAGCATGACGGGTTCTCCATTTGAACAAGGAGACACTACTTTTGCGGGTATTTATAGAACATCTGACACAGGTTTTCTTGTTTGTAATCAAAACAATTCAATTCCAGGCCTTCAACTTGTAGCTTGTACTGTTAGTGGTGGTGTTATTACCGCAGGTTCGGCTACCGATGTTAGTGCTGTAGTTGGAAATGTTGGCTTGCAATCAAATTCGATTGTGCAATTATCCGATAGTTTGTTTTTTATTGGCGTTCCAGATTTTCTTGGTAGTTTTATAGCAAAAGCATATACAGTTTCTGGAACAACAATTACTGCTGGGTCGCTTGCAACATCTTCTGCTTATCTTGGAACAAGTTTTACTCAATATTATAAATTAAGCAGCACAAGTGTTTTAATTTCAGGAAGAACTACAGGAACTGCTCAATACTATCTTGTTGCATCTATTAGTGGAACAACAATAACGTATGGCACACAAACAATATCCACAACTTATCAAGTAAGAAATAGTGCCACCTCAATTGCTGCTTACAATGTGCCAATTTGTGTAATTGATGACAATAAATTTATTGTAGGTTATACGGATGCAACAAATAGCAATAGGCCATCGGTTGTGTGCGCTACAGTTTCTGGCACAACAATTACATTTGGTACTGGTGTTGAAGTTGCTCAAATAAATTTTTCAAGTACCGCTTCTTCAACATTTGCAGATGGCGGTTCAAATGCTGGCTATCAAGGTTATCAACCAATTCAAAAAATATCGACTACAGCATTTTTTATAAACTTTAATAGCACAAGTCTTCAAAGTATTATTTCAAGTGGAACTGTATCTGGCTCAACCATTACGATTGCCCCATATTCATTGCAAGCCATATTTTGTGCAAATACAAATGTAACTAGTGCTGATGGTTATGGCGGTTGGATACCATCAAATGCCAATAAAACTCCAAATGTTGAAATTGGTAGTTATGCCCAACTTTATCTACAACAACAATTCACAGCTACAAACGTATTCAATGTAAGTTTACGAAGTGTGTTTGTTTCAAATAACCAGCCTTATCTTGGCAAAAATATCAGTTATGTAAATAACCCCGCCATATCTAACACAAATCTTGCAATTACGGGTGTTGGCTCATTGACTCAAACTTCACTTGCTTCATGGCGTTTTGGTCCATACATAATAATTAAATTTGCCACTTTAGGTCAAAGAATTGGGTCTACTTTAATTTATAAATGTGTCGGCAACAGTATTATATTTTTAGGTGAAATTAAAAATACTTATGCAACACTTGTTGATACAACACCATTAACAAATACAAAATTTGCATCTTATGAGCGAAGTGCTGGTTTCTATGCGGCAGGTGCAAATTCTAGTAAAACTAATTATTTTTATAGATTTTATGAAGCGGTAGCATGATGATAAATCCTGAAATAGAACGCATCAAAATGCAAAATAAAATTGAGGCTAGACACGCATTAGGCTTGTCTGATTGGGCTTCTTTACCCGATGTCAATCTTGCCAACAAACAAGAGTGGCTAGATTACCGAGCATCTTTACGAGCAATGGTAACTACCCCTCCAGAGACTGAAACAGAACTGCCTCAACAACCTCAAATTGTTTGGTCTTAAGTAATATTGAAATATCATGGAAAATAAAATTACACTTACTGATGAACAACTAGAGCAATTAGTTGAAAAAGTTACAGAAAAAGTAATAGAAAATGTTTATATTTCTATTGGGCAAAGTATTGTCAAAAAGTTTTTCTGGATTGTTGGTCTTGGAACAGTTGCTCTCTTTGCATGGCTATCAGGTAATGGGCACTTGAAATAATGTTTGGAATAAGTTCTTTTTCAGAAACGCCTTTTTCTACGCTTGCTGGCGGTGGAATATTTGATGTTTCCGCAGAAGTAATTAGTTCTTCATCTATTACAACAAATGCAATTGCAATATGTGTTGTAAGTGCGGCTCCTACTAGTTCATCTTCAATAACAACATCTGCAATTGTTATTAAGACTGCACAAGCAGATATTCAGTCTGCTTCTAGTATTCAAGTATCAGTAGTATCAATAACTCAATGTTCAGCAAATGTATCTTCAATTTCATTGGTTGAGTGTTCTACCAGCTTAAGAACAAATGTTAGTGCATTTATAACTGGTGCTACTGATATAACTGTTTTAGCTAGATTAAAATGGGAAGATAGTGATTTAGTCACAGAGACTTGGACTGCAATTACAGATCAATCGGAGTCTTGGACTGATGTAAGTGAACAATCAGAATCTTGGACAGTAACTACTTAATGAGGCAAATATGGCTGATACAACTACCACAAACCTAGGTCTTACAAAGCCAGAAGTTGGCGCATCAAGTGATTCATGGGGAACTAAGCTAAATACAGATTTAGATTCAATTGACGCATTGTTTGATACTGGTCCAGTACTCAAAATAGCAAAGGGTGGTACTGCTGCGGCTACTGCTTCTGGCGCTAGAACTTCATTGGCAGTACCAGGTACGGCTGACAACAATACATATACTGGTAAACAAACATTTACAGGGTCTACTACTGCTGTAGGAACTAAGTTTGTTAACGCATTGGAGAAAGTAACAGTATCAGCAACTGCGGCTACTGGCACTATTATTTACTATGCGACTACTCAGTCAGTCTTGTATTACACAAGCAATGCTTCTGCTAACTGGACTGTTAACTTAACTGGTGCAAGCACTCCAGTAACACTTGATACATTGATGGCAACAGGAGAGTCAATTACTGTTGTTCATTTGGTGACTAATGGCAGTACTGCTTATTACAACAATGTTGTCCAAGTTGATGGAACAGTTACTGGTGTAACTACAAAGTGGCTTGATGGTGTCACTCCTACTAGTGGATCAGCAAGTGCAATTGATTCATACACATATACAGTTGTAAAAACTGCTTCAGCTACTTTTACAGTATTTGCATCAAAATCAACATACGCTTGAGAGTGATATGCCTCTATTAACTACCATTGCTTCAGCTTCTTTGAAAGCCTTTAGTGGCTCTGGAAGAGGTGTTACTAGTCAACAAGCATTTACAACTGCGGGGTCATATTCATGGACCGCCCCTAGTGGTGTCTATTCAGTTTGTGTTGTATGTGTTGGTGGTGGAGGCGCTGGTTCAAAAGGCTCAACTTATGGAGCTGGTGGAGGCGGTGGAGCTTTAAGATATGGCAATAATGTTGCCGTAACACCTGGCTCAACATATTCAGTT